AATCCAAAGTCGTAGGACGGTGGATATTGGAATGGATAAATTAGTTATTCGTCAACTGGCTAATAAATTATCCACGATGACTGGTAGTCAGGTTGATGATGGCTTACATCTCCTCTACAATGACAGCTACCGTCATCGTGGTAAAAACATTAACCTAATACCACTAAAAAAAGACGCGGTAAATGGGTTAAGTACCCAGGTACTTGGATACATAAACAAGGCCATTGGTAATGGCGAAAGCCACGAAGCGACTTACCTAGTCGGGGGGTTTCCCCAATTAGCAACTGAGTTATTTGGTGCTAGTTACTTCAAAGCCGACGGCTGGGGAGATATATACAACCTCATAATCCCTGAGAATCCAGCTTACGTTAACGCACAAGGTGCGTTAAACGCAATGATGGCGAGACTAAGAGAAGCAGAAACCAAGGTAGCACGATAAGGTAGCACGATAATGAAAAAGAAGCCTATATCAAAGACCACACCAAAGCGCAAAGGAGGTGCGAAAGTGAGACGAGTGACAGTAACGTTTTATCCGGGGAAGAAACTCCGAGACCAGTTGATATGCCACTACATTGATAGCCAAGGCATATCAACAAGCGAAGCGGTGTCTGGCATCCTATTAGAGTGCGCACTGCAACATGCCCGTGAAATGGCAAAGGAGGTTCATGGATTAGCAGAAGGTCGTATCAAATACCTAACACTTGCAGAGTTACTAGCAATACTCACTGGTGAATGGGTAGGAGAAGCGAAGGTGGCTACTAAATCAGTGGTAATTGAGACGGCTTGCATACCACAAAATATGCCACCACATTTACAACCTAGAGGATTATCCCATGAAGATGATAGTGATTACAGTATTGACGATTTATAGTTCGGCTGTTAGTTCCCAATGGATTGTTTGCAAAACGCCGACTGGCGGGACAACGTTTTGCAGGAGTGAGGCCCCGCTTCCTGCTATGAGTCCACCGACTTTATTGCAACCACCAGCGACGGTAACTGCAGCTGCACCGCCAGTTCAGGTAACAGGGACTATAGTAAATGGTCAGCAGCCAAAGTGGTGCAACAATGGCAAGCCGCAGAATGCTACTGAGTCGGTGATTTGCAATACGCAATCACTTTGGGCATGGGATGCGGCGTACAATGATGTGTGGAAGCAAACCCCAAAGGGTAGTCGCCCGGATGGTAAAATGGCCTTGACTGACCGAGACCAATATACCGATGCTAACCAAATTGCATCATGGTATCAATCTGCAATTGGTCAGCTAAAGTCGGGTTCTGTTACTACTCAAAGCTCTGGTATGCAAAGCGGCGGTGACAAGATGGACTGGTGCAATAAGAAACTCAACCCTGCGGAGAGTAGATTATGCGCAATCTCAACCACGGCGATAGCTACTTTAGATAGACAAATAAATGATGCTTACAAAGCATATAAGAAACGGAATGACAACCGCTTGCAAGAAGAGATACAGAACCAAAAGGCGTGGTTAGAACAGCGTAATGCGTTCCTCCTCAGTCAAGGTGGCGGGTCAAATGACCAAGTAATCGCAACACAGATTTTACAAATGTATCAAAGTAGGATAGCTGAACTGCAACAATAAATAACACAAGGACTTGTTAGATAAAGGAGGCGTATGAATCAAACAACGAACTTGCTATTGATTATCATACTCCTCCTTTTATCGTTGGTAGTTGATACGAATAGCACTGGTAATGTAAAAGCGAATCTCTCTTTCATGGTATCTGCAAAGTTAACAACTACAGAGCCGCAGGGGAGATTCGTAAGTGGGGCTGGGTATATAGGCACTGGTAGTATGAAATCACTACTCAGCAAATATGAAGGGTATCGCAACTGCAAATACAGTGATACTAAAGGTATATCAACAATTGGGATAGGTTGGAATCTGGAATCAAACAGCGGCACCACTGGAAGACTGATAGGGATTAACTGGCCAAACTGCATAAACGATGGTCAAGTCAATACCTTATATGAATACAGTGTTAAGCGAGCCGCCAATGAACTTTACGATTACCTACCTTGGGTAATAAACTTACCAAGGGGAGTTAAAGATGTATTGGTTAGAATGTCTTTCAACATGGGCATAGGCAATTCCAGCCGCGGCCTACTCAGTTTCAAGAATACCCTTGAGTTACTGAGACAAGGTGACTACCGAGGTGCCGCCGACGGGTTTAGAAATTCACAATGGTGCCGCGACGTAAGGACTACACGTTGCACTGAAGAAACAGCACGAATAGCTAGGGGTGAGTAATGAAAACTGAAGTCAAAACAAAAACAGAAACTGGAACAGAAACTGGAAACGGTCAACACATCCATGTACATATTCACATGGGTAGCGGTGAAGTTGATGGTGGTAAAAAAGAGGCCACTGAGTTATCAAAGGGTAAGACGGACGTAGGTTATATGAATTTCCTCTTAATCGCTATCGTCATAGTTTTAGGTGGTGTGGTTGCAAACAAATATGGGTTTCTAGGTGGAATAGATAACCTCCACCTAGATTTAAATAATCTAAACCCTTTTCCAAAGGTTACGCTTTCACCACCAACAGCGTCCCAATTACAACCAGTCGCCATGCGTTGCGTTGCGTTAGATATTGGAATGGATTTGAACGGCGAACCAGTTCCAGCTTCAGATGCCAATATTGATTCTATACCTAAGCAAGTATGTCGCAACGGTTGCATGTATGAGGTGATACCCAGTCAGGCATGGATAGGAATGGATAACGGCATGATGAGTTATACTGGGAAATTTAAACCAATTGGGGAGGTATGTACACAAGGCCAACAACAAGGCCAACAAAATGGAATACAAAAAACATTTTTGGCTGTCATTCCACTATACATGCTAGGAAAATACCTACTAGGAGAAGAAAAGTCTGACAATGAAACAGAAGCATCGCCTACCCCGACCTTACCTAACTTCAAAGTACCCTACCTTGACGCAAAGATAGAAGAGGCCAAAACGAAATTCAAGAATTGGTTATGGGGAGTAAGCCGGGTGATAATTTTAGGAATCGCAGTTTTCGTATTCTTAATTGGTATCCTTTCTTCTAAAATCAGTAGGTTAGTATTGATTATCACCGGTATAGCAATGGCATGGTATGCTTACTAGCATAATAAAAAACCATCGTATCAAGTCAAGTTTAGATACGGTGGTTTTTTTATGCCAATTTAACCCCTAAAAATTTTTTTCATTACCTCTTGACAAATTATAAAAAGTATAGCAGACTTATAAATAGTGTACATATATAACTAAGGCACGTTGCAAAATGAACGTTCAACAATTGGTGCCTGAACTGTTTGAATGGATAGAGGTATTTAGGACTGGTAGCCAAATTGATAGTCATGGTAATGAAAAGACTTGGACTGAATCAAACTTAACAGAGATAGTTCAAAACTTTCAACCTAATACCTTTACCGTTCCAGTAGTTTTAGGTCACCAAAACTCAGATAATTCTCCCGCCTACGGATGGGTCTCAAGCCTTAAAAAAGAAGGTGACAGACTCTATGCAAAATTAGCAAATGTTTTAGAAACGTTTGCAATCAGTTTTAAAAATAAACAATACCCAAATAGGTCAGTACGAATTGATGTAACCGACCGCGGCCTTGAACTAGGTCACCTTGCCTTTTTAGGTGCTACGCCACCTGCGATAGATTTACAACCAGCCATCCAATTTAAACGGTACCTCAATTCCTTTGAGTATCCAGTACCGTCCCCCACTGAAGAAACTAATGAAACAGAATTCACGTCCTTATACACAGGAGGTTTAAACATGGCCCTACCTAATAACATGCCACCCAAAGACACCGGCGACCCTAAAGAAAAAGAAGCTACTCCAAAAAGTAGTGAAGAGAAGGCGATGCCAAATTCTAAACCTGATGCAACCAAAGAGGATACCACCACCGACTCAAATTTTGAAATGGCTATTGATACCCCAGCGCCAGTCACTCCCCCTCCTATGCCAGCCGTCCCTCCCCCTTCGTCAAAACCAGCGGTACCGCCCGGCATGGTAATTATGAGTGAGCACGAAAGACAGTTACTCCTCAATCAAGGGGTAGCCTCTGCCGCCGAAGCAATGTTAGCCAGTGCGCAACTATTCGTTAACCAGTTGCAAGCCGCGGGTAAAGTCACGCCGTCGTTGCTAGACGGTATAGCCGACTTTATTTGTTTCTTAGAACGGATTGATAGTCAAAATCCAATCTTTGCTTACGCCGCACAAGTCAATCCGAAGTCAGTACCTAAATACATTACCTACGAAACTGAAACAGGTAGCGTAAAAGTACGTCCTGTGGAGTATTTCAAAACATTTCTACAGAACTTACCGGTGCAGATTCAAGTAGGCAGACAGCAGCAGCACGACTACGCGGCGGCACTGCCTGACCACGCAACGGATTCGCAATTATTCTCAAATCCAACCACAAAACAAAGTTACGTGGTGAGTGAGATACTAAAACAAATCAATAGAGGTGATTAGCAATGGTACTAGACTACACACAACCCCTGTTTACCGACAACTTAATAGACCGGACATATCCATTTCGTACCGACTCAGGTACCATTACTACCGGCACCCTCACGACCGGTTCGGTACTGGGGCGAATATCCACTGCTGTTGGTACCCCTAGCTATGGAGAAAACAATATTGGTAATGGCACAATAGGAACAATGAGTCTCGGTGCCCAAGTAATGAGTGGCATTTACCACCTCTCCTGCAACACGGCGCCAACCTCTGGGAGCACGGCCAAATTTACACTCACTGACCCATTGGGGAACGTGATTAGTACCACCGTAGGAACTGGTTCGCAGACGACCACCACTCACTTGGTATTCACGATTACCGCGGGTGGAACTGCATTTGAGGTTAATGATGTAATTCTAGTCCCAGTATTGGGTCAAAACTACAAATTATCCGCTTCTGCCGCTGTTGATGGTTCGGCTATACCAGTTGCTGTTTTATTGCAAGATGTTGATGCAAGTGCGGCTAGTGTGGTTGCTACTATACTCGTTGCTGGTGCTGTCAACTCTCGTCAATTGGTTTTCGGTACCGGTCATAGCGCCGGCACTGCAAAAGAACCTTTGCGTTCCAGAGGCATCTATACATTCACAGCCTCAATTTAGGAGAGAAATACTATGACAACTGAAGAAAGAATGCTATATAGCACCAGTACCCTCATGGGGGTTGCCCAATCTCTGTATAAACCCGGCTCATTTTTTGGAAAGACTATTTTCACCGAAAAATTCCAGTCCCACGGAGAATTTATAAATCTGGACGACATTGAGGACAGCGAAGATTTAGCTGGTTTTGTTGGTAGCCCTGATTCTGAAGCGACCTTGGTTGAGAATCAGGCATTCAAGACCCGCATTTTCAGACCAACAACCATTAAGGAGAAGAAGCAAGTCACGGCACATCGTGCTATTCGCCGAATGGCAGGTGAGGTCGGGTTAACTATGCAAGGTGCTACTCCACCATTAAACCTAATGCTACGCGCAACGCAACTTTTAGGTAAGGAATTGAAGTCGCTAGTTCACCGTGTCGAACGCACAGAAGAAAAAATGATGTCGGATATGTTAAATACCGGCTCATTTAGGGTCGTAGGAAAAGACGTGGATGAGACGATTGATTTAGGGATGCCGGCCTCACACAAAATTACCTTAACCGGTGATGATTTATTTAGTAGCAGTAATTCTGATGTTATCGCGCAAATATCCGAGTGGCAAACCATGATTTCCGATGATGGTGAACTAGGGCCGGCTAACGTAGCAGTTATGGGTTCACAGGTTTGGTATGCTATTTTGAACCACCCTCAATTCAAAGGTGTCAACTCCGTATTTAATGCTTTACGTGTTGATATTGGTGGGTTAAAACCGACCCCTATTCCAGAACAGAAAGCATCCCATTTGGGACTATTTAACTTCAATGGAATGCTCTTAGATATTTACACGTATTACGGCACTTACAAAGACCCAATTACTCGTTTGCAAACCTCGTTCATGCCTAAAGATAAAATCTTTATCATGAACACACTAGGCCGACCGATAATGGCGCACGGCGCCATTATAGATTTTGGTGCAGAAGACCCTGCATCGGTAAATGAGTTCCGCCCTTACGTCACAGAACAACAAGCTATTCCAATGCCACGTTTTCTTGATTCATGGGTGACACGCGACCCCAAAGCGCGAGTGGTGATGTTGCAATCACACCCGCTTGCTTTACTAGCAAAGCCTAAATGTTTTGCTAGTATCAAAGCGGTTTAGAGGAGTCACCATGTACACGTCACCTTTGGCGATGATGCAACAATTTGGAGTCCAGAGACTCACCAAATACGCTTCTCCGATAGACGCGGTGGTTATCAAAGTCGTGCCTGCGGCGGTGCTACGTGCTGTCATTGTTGGAGGTGACACCTCCTCTTTTTCAGATGACCAAGTAGAGTTAGCTAACAATGCTTTGGTTAGGATTCAAGATAACATACAAGCGGCGGAGAGCGTGGTGAATGCCTATCTAATCCGTCGCTATCAAGTGCCTCTTAGCACCACTCTTTTAGAAGCTAACCAAAAATTATTGAGTCGTCACACTAACTCTATTGCCCGCTACCTACTCGCGGCGCATAAACCTAGTGTGACGATTAGGTCGGCGTATGATACCGCGGTTAGTTGGTTAGATGACATCACATCAAGCAACCGAGGTGGACTGAGTCTAGGGGAGGAGGAGACTGATATTGCAACCTCCCATCCAACCCTGACTCCCCCATTCTCGGTTAAACAGAGCGCAAGTAGAATCTCATGGCAATGTTACAGGCGTATTTAGATACCAGAAGAGCTGAAAAGAAACTGAGTGACCTATCCACTCAAGTCAATGACCTCAGTTACCCCCTTAAAGAAATAGGGGAGTATATGATGACTGAAATAGCAATGCGATTTGAAAGAGGAGTTGACTCTGACGGCAAACCTTGGATACCGTCAAAGCGTTCTAAAAAAGATAGAGGAAAAACATTGGTAGATAAAGGCATCTTGAGACAATCTATCACTTACAAGGCGAGTGATGACAGTGTTGAAATTGGGGTTGGTAAGTTTCCACCTTATGCACGTATTCATCAAATGGGCGGCAGAACCGGGCGAGGCCACCGAGTTAATTTGCCAGCCAGACCTTATCTAGGAATCAATGATAGTGATGTTGCGGAGGCGCAACGCATTATTACCCAGTTCCTACAATCCTCAATGAGGAGGTAATTTAAGAATGGCAATCATTACGGATTTTATGAAGGACCGACTGATAAAGCATCTTCTAGGAAGGGAGATATTACCACCCGTGACGGAGGTAAAGTTAGCACTTTATGCCAGTGCGGATGGCTTACAAACAGATACCCCGGCGGGTGAATTAACCGACGTAAATTATGAGCGTCACCTAGTGCTATTTAACGAGCTTGGTATCAGTGACCCATTCCACTTTAATGGGTTTGCAACCGAGGTGACAGTGACTCACCAAGCCTTGGTAGGCCAGATTGACGGTGAGGATAGAATTTTAATTGCAGTTCCTTTTGAGACACCACTGACTCCATTAATTGGGCAACCAATTTGGTACGAGACCGGGCGAATTACAATGGAACTCACTACGCAATAACAGAGGCTCTTATATGGCAGGTATATTTACAACCTACGCGGCGGATAAAATCAAAAAACTGATAACTGGAAACGAGGGATTTACTTTACCGAATAATTTACAAGTAGCTATCTATACTGGTGCCGTCGGTATCCTAGAGAATGCGCCGACTCAAGAAGTAAATTATACAGGATATGCACGGGTAACAATTACTTTTGATGCAAACGGGGTCAGCTCCCCTGTTTCATTCATAGGACCGCCGACCGAGGTAACTATTACTCATATTGCAATCATTGATGTTACTG